TAATACATTCCCTTCAATAGTCCACGAATTTTACCACGATTCATACGACCAGCACCTTCAATTCCAGCAACTGCCTTATTAGTTAATGCTCCAATAATTGGCTTACTCATTGGTGAAATATATTTGGCGAATTTTGCCATATCACTTTTAAATGATGCCCAACTTCCTCCAGAATATCCATTCTTATTTTCATAATTTTTTACTGCCATTTCCTGAAGGCCAGACACAACCTCAGCATTATTATACATATCTTCAGTAATACCACCTTCAATAAGTTGAACACGAGAACCATGTTGAGTAATGCAAACACCATCAGTAATTGCCAAAACATTAAATTGGCAATTTGCACCAAAATCAATTCCTGATAAATTAGTGCATGTAGCATTAATTTGAAAGTTAATAGCACGGTTCATTCCTGCACACGATGTAGATGGTAGGCGAAGGTCTTCACTCGTTTTTAGGATCAACACTCCCCCCCCAAAATATTGTGGTGCATTTGCTGGATTAGTTTGAGTTGCAGATGTTAAAATTTGAGCCCCAGACCATTGAGGAAATGTAGTATTTGAACCATTCTTTTTACTAATATTAAATAGTTGTAATGGTGTGCAATTACTGCCAAGAATATTATCTTTACCAGCAAAATTAATACTTACATTAGAAATTGTAAAGCAAAAATCTGGCAATGATTGTGTTTCTGAATTTACAAAAGTAGATGGTGGGGTTGCCCAGATTAAGAAGTGAGATGGCACAACACCCAATTGCATTGTAGTTGATGGTACCTGAACAGATACTGGATTTGTAGTTCCATCACCGCAAACAAATGTTGCCGTTGATGTTTGAATTGTTGAATAATTATATGCCATTGGTGATACATAATTTGATACACTATCTTCAAATGCATTAATATAAGCAACTTGCAAAGATTGACTCGTAAATTGGCCTTGTGTAGATGTAATAGTTGCACCCTCTGGAACAAAATAACTCAACATTCTTTGTAAGTTAGTAAATGATAAATTTACATTAACATTTCCCAATCCAAAAAATGCTTTCTTTGGATCTCTAATACCAGTATATACAAAAGGCGAGGCAGCGATTGGCTCATATACAGTTGCGGTAATTACCAGTTGTGTGGCATCTGCACCCCATGCAACTGGTGCTGGTGCTGGTTGTCCCAATACAAATGCACCATCATAATAATTAATAGAAGTAATTTGGCCAGTTCTTGAAGTATTAGCATAGTTAGAATTTGGAGATGCAAAATCAGAATCAAATGGAGATGATGATGCCAATGAAGCAGTTGCATAAGTTGCATATCTATCTGGAGCAGATGGAAATGATGATAAATTTAGGGCTTGTGTATAACTATCACAATTCCATTGAGTTAAAAGGGCGGCCGCATATTGAGAAGGATTAATAGAAACACCTGCCGTGCCTAATTGTATGTTCATAGATGTACATGCATTGTGCAATGGCCATGCTCTCAATGCAATTGCTGGTTGTTGTTGGAATAATTGTAAATCAGTTCCAGTAAGAAGAAATTGAACAGTCATTTGCATTATAACCGTACGATCTAACCCTTGATTTGGAGGGCACGGAATTGTAAATGTTGGGGTATTTGATGCATTACCAGCAACATTAATAGTTGAGTATTGCACACTTGGAGTTGATTCACTGACAATTAAAATTGGCACTTGCTCAACATTAATTCTCTCATCAATTACCTTCATTACATTAATAGAATCGTTTGCCATTTTTGACTTTTGATTTTCTTTTAAAACTTTTTAGAAAAAAGTATAACAAAAAGTGAATTTAGAAAAGTTTTAAAAAATTTATTGTTGTATATAATACAATACAAAAAAAAAGTTTAATTTAATTAAATAAATATTTTATTTACTTGCAAAACTCTTTTAATAATTTATTATATATATTAATATATATTTTTTGGGCTTTTGGGCTTTTCAGAAATTTATTAAAGAAGCTAAATCTGTTTTCCCCTATTTCCCAAATACTTTTTTAAAAAGTAAAAGCCACCATATGAACTAATTCACATATTCAATCTCAAAAAATGGCAATTTTCTTAGATATTTTGTAGCCCTATATTCAGCTTGATATTGTTTATATTTTTCAGGATCATTATAACTTATAACCTTTTCTTTAGGTTCTTTATTTGCTTTTTTTTCTGCATATAATTTTTTCTGATATTGCTTATTATATTCATTTACTCGTTCCCTATTTCGTCTAATCCATGCTTTTGTAGCATTACTTCGTTGAGCCATAACTTTTTTATATTTTTCTGCTATTTCAATAAGTTGTAATTCGTCGCACATTTTTGATATCAAAAATAATTTTTTTAAAATTATTATATATATATATTTATAATTTTTTATTTAATTGAAAAAAAAATAAATAATTAACATCTACTATCTAATTGCTTTCCACCACTTTTTTATACCCTTATCCCATTGATATCCTTCATCTTTTGCATTATCTTTATTAGCAAATGTAAAAAATTTAGTTGTGTATTTACCTTCAGAAAATAATTTATTATCTTCAATTTTTTGTATTTTTTTTTGTTCTCTTTCTTTGACAAATGAAACAACATCATCAATAATATAATCTTTATATTCTATTACAAATTCAGGCTTAAAAATTCTACGAACTCTCCATAATTCATTTTCATCATCCCATTTTGCACCACCTGCTTTTATACTATCTTTCATACTATAAGAAAAATCAAAATATACATATGGCGATGTTTCTTTTTTTTCACATTTAAAACATATATTATATTTTATTCTTTTATGGACTTCATTACATTTTTCACAAAATCTTGTAAATCCATTAGGTAAAAACTTTTCTATACAGCATGATCCTACAATTAAAATTTCATCAGGTGAAGAATCAATAGAAGGTCTAATATAACAATTATATAATATTTTAGTATTACAAATACATAATTCATTATATTCTGGAAATGGTGTATCTGGATAACATAATTTATAATAATTATAATGTTGATTATGATTACCACCGCAATAAATCCAATCTTTAATATCTTCAATATCCATATGATATTTTTCACTTAGGCCATTCAAAAATTTTGACGATAAATCCATTTTGAAAAAATATATTTTATTAGTTGATATATATTTATAACTTTATATTTTTAATTAAAAAAAATAAATAATTCTTTTGATATACTTTTTGTAAAAATTACTTATTCTAAATCAAAATATTTTGCTAATTTACTGCAATCAAATAATGTCATATTTCCGTGTTTTTCTTTTTTTGTTGATACCCCATCAATCCGTAAATTCTTAATTGCAATTATTAATTTTAATGCCGTTGTATCATATTGTATTTTTTGATTTTCTTTCCAATTATTAAAATCTTGAAAAATCTCCATTGAGCATAATTTATTTGGTTCTGTTGGAATTGCCGTTCCACCAACTGTTGATTTATAAGTATAATATTTTAACCACATTTCAGGTTTTGAAATAGATAACTGTTTCAAATCTTGTTGATGTTCTGTATTAGGTTCTTCCATTCTATGAAATTTATCTAAATCTGGTAATGATTTAAAATATTCATAAAATGTTTTAATGCAATTAATATCTGGTAAAATTTCATCATTCCATTTTGTAAAATAATCAAAATTTCCTATTAGTTCATCAGATGATCTAATAATAATATTTCTTCTATCATCTTGCTCAATTCTTAAAGGGTCAAAATTATTAGTTGTAATCATAAAATGATGAAATGAAATTATATCAAATTGTGCTTTGCCTTTTTCATTAATTGTTAATCTCTCATCAGTTTGCAATGCTTTTAATCTACTTTCTGCATCCATAACATCCTTTTTGCCTAACTCATTTAAATTTACAAAATAACAATTTGACATCATTGAATTGAAATTTCCCCATACGTCTCTACTTGGTGTTGATGTTTCAAAATATTTAGAACTTCCGAGCATTTTACTAATAATTTTCATTAATGTACCTTTTCCTGCACCTTGTTTAGAAATAAGTGTAGGAGTTTTAGTTTTTATAGCTGGATATTGTATCATTTGCCCTATCCAATTTGTTAGCCATTTTGCAGTCAATTCATCATTATCACATAATACTAATATATGTTTTAATAATAATTGTAATTCCTCATCTTTATGTTCATATTCTTTTACCTCTTCCATAGCAAATGGTCGCCATAAATTAAATTTATTTGATGGACAAACTAATGGCGGTGGGAAGATATCTACTTCATCATATTTTCTAATAAGAGGATTATTATTAATCCATTTTATAATAAATTTATTAGGTAAATGTCTATAAGATGCTATTAATTGTGATTCTGTCATAAAAATGTATTTATTATCTTCTGTGGTTTTGCAATACATGCCAGAATTAATAATTTTAAAATGTGTTAATTCAAACTCAGTAAATGGATATTTTTCTTCTTCAGCCATTAATTCTTTAGGATCAACTGCATATGATAATTCTTTAATAATTAATTGCATTTCAAAATTAGTTTGAATTGTAATTTCTTCTTCAATAGGTTTTAAATCTATATTAGAAAATTCTTCAATGAGAATTGCTAATCCATCAAATGATAATATTACATTTTTTGGCCGTTCTAATTTATTATAAATAATTCCTAAAATATGATCTTCAATACTTTGCAATAATAAACTAACAACTGAACCTTTAGGATTCTTCTTTTTAAGTTTTTTGCATAATTCAAATTCTTTAGGATTTTCTACAATGATAGTATTACCAATAATTTTTAATTCATTTGTTAGTGCAGTTATATAATCACTTTCTTCTAATGTTGCATCTAATTCTTCATCCTTCTTCCATGTATTAAAATTGCCATAAAATAATAAGATAATAAATAATTTTTTTGCTTGGTCTCTATCAACATTATATAAATCTTTGACCGCTTGTAATAATTCATCTCTATTGGTAATATATTTATCTAGTTCTGGGCATTGCATATTATTAGATTTACACAATTGCTGTAATATAGTTGCATGACAATTTACCATATCTATATCTTGATATCCTGCTTGTTTCATTAGTGTATGCCTAATTGCTTTTCTCATACAACCTAATGACATACTTTTTGTTGCAAAGTTTCTACCAAAATTATAATCAACTTGTTTATATGCAACTTGAACTCGATTTCTTAAAATCTTTTTATCATAATTTTTTAAAGTTGTCATTTCTTGCTGGTCTCTAATTAAATCACTATCCATAATTGCAGATAATAAATCTTTGCTAACATTTTCTATTGTGTCCAGTCCTGATAATGTGCTTTGATAATTTGAAATTTTTAGACTTAACCTTTTTGACATTTTAAAAAATTTTGAAATTTATTATTTGATATATATATATAAATTTATATTCTTAATTGAAAAAATTAATTAATTAATGTTTGATATATTATTATACTTATTTTAATTTTTTATAATTATATATTTTTAAGGCCTCCACCTTTTTATAGCCATCCATCTAAGCCTCCACCTTTTCTATAATTGCTTAAAATCGCTTAATAAACGGTTATAGTGTGTTTATATATTATTACTATTATTATTATTATTATTATTAAGTTATTATTAAGATTAAAGAGAGTATAGTAATAATATATAAACATTATATACTGTCTTATTAAGCGATTTTAAGCAATTATATAAAAGGTGGATGCCTTGGAGGCCTTGGATGTATTTTTTAAAATTTTTATAGAGAAAAAAATAAAAAAAAAAATAAAGTTGAAAAAAAATATAATTATATAGAATAAATTTTTAAAAAAATTGAAACCCTCCATCCACCTTTTATAAAAATTAAATAGAATTGGTTAATATTGTAATAAACAAAAAAAAATGATGGAGGCCTTTGGTGGATACTTTTAAAAAGATGGAGGTATTAGGTGGATGTCTAAAGTTTTAGTTTAACATCTGCAATAATAAATTGAACGGAATTGCCCTTATTTTTTTTAATTTTATTATATGGAATATGCTTTTTTAATAATAACATAAATGCTACAACATTACTATTAACATTTATATTGTTTTCTTTAGCCCATGCAACAAATAGATTATATAAATCAGTTGATCCTATAACTATATTATTTACGGTTTCATATTTATTCATTAAATCTCTCATAAATGATTTTAAATCATCAACTAAAATTAAAGTATAAATATTTACATTAACATTAACTTGAACATTCATTTTTGTTGATAGTATAGTATAGTATAGTATAGTATAATTATTTATTTAATATGCTATAATTCTCTCTCACAAAAATTCATTTAAATAGTTTATATTTTCATTCAAGTCTGTGGAAGCTCCCCACAATAACATCATACTAAATAATGCAGGTGAAGGAATTAAACTATCAATTAATTTCTTTTCATTATAATTTGCAAGATGCCGTGAAATGTAGTTAAGCCTCTTTTTTTTATCCCCATGATCTATGTAAGTTGAACCAGTATCAAGGCCAAAATCTATTTTTAATCCATTATCTAAAATTGCTCTAAATCTTTTTCCCTTTCTTGGGCTTTCAATTATATTTACTATTTTTACCATTTCGCTTTTTACCGTTAAGCCTTTTAAAAAAAGGCTTCACCCAAAAATAAGCGATGCCTATGCAATGGCAACTACAAAAACCTGACCAAAAAATTATTAAAAAATATAATATATATATATTTATATAGATATAAAAAATATAAAAAGATTTTTGGTCAGCTTTTTGGAGTTGCCATTGCATAGGCATCGCTTATTTTTGGGTAAAGCCTTTTTTTAAAAGGCTTAACGGTAAAAAGTGAAAAATGTCTGGATTATCATATAGTTTAACTGATGATGATTTGCGAGAATTGACAGATAATGAAATACCAGTTATGATATATTCAGACTTAGTTAAAAATGGAGTTTTAAATGTATTATTATCAAATCCATCTAAAGCATGTATCTTTTTAGTAAGGCAAACAAAAAGCTATGGACACTGGGTATTAATATGGTTAAAAACACAAGGAACGGAAAAGGGATTATATATTTATGATTCATATGGAAATACTCCAGATTCTAATGAGTGGAAAAAATATGTATCAGAGGATGTTTTAAAATCAGTTCATCAAGAAGAACCATATTTATTAAAAGAATTATATGATAGTGGATTTAATATTTACTATAATGAATATAAACACCAATCAAATAATAAAGAAAATGCGAGTTGTGGTAGGCATTGCTATATTAGGAGTTGCTTTTTAGACATGGACACAGATGATTATAATAGTATGATCACTGCTGGTGATTTATCACCAGATGAAAAGGTATTAGAATTAACAAGATTTATTCTAAAAAAATAAATAATCTTTTACCGTCTTACAAACCTTCGGTTTTCCGCGGTATTTTTCCAAAGGAAAAAACAGGCCACTCCAAAAGCTTTACCAAAAATATAATATATATATTTTTTTTTTAAAAAGTTATTTATAATAATATATAATAAGTTTAAATATTTTTGGTCAGCTTTTTTTAAAAAGTGTTTTGATAAATAAATTTTTTGGTAAAGCTTTTGAAGCTCGAAGAGAAACGAAGTTTATCGTAGAGCGGTAAAAGATTAAATGAGTTTAAAAACCGCTATACAAAATGGAAATAGTTTTTCATTTCAACAGAGTGGAATTGATTATATTTCAGCAAGGCAAGTAAGAATATCTACTGATGGCGGTATTATTTTTAGTGATGGATCACAATTAGTTAGTGCTATTGGACAAACTGGTCCAACTGGATCAACTGGATCAACTGGATCAACTGGATCACCTGGCCCAACTGGTTCAAGAGGTCAAGATGGAACTGCATCATCAACTGGTTCAACTGGTTCAACTGGCCCAACTGGAGCAAATGGAAATAATGGACAAACTGGTTCAACTGGCCCAACTGGAGCAAATGGAAATAATGGACAAACTGGTTCAACTGGCCCAACTGGAGCAAATGGAAATAATGGACAAACTGGCCCAACTGGAGCAAATGGAAATAATGGACAAACTGGTTCAACTGGCCCAACTGGAAATAATGGACAAACTGGGCCTACTGGAGCAAATGGCGACCCTGCTAATGCATCATTATGGTCAACTTTTCCAGCAGTGGAGAATGTAGATTTAGTAAATTTTGATATTACAAATATTCAAAATATGGGATTAACTGGAACTATTTCTAAGGCTGATAATAAAATGTTTTTAGATTTTAATGCTACGAGTTTAACTCCATCTTTTTATATCGAAAATGATAGTGCTAAAATATCTATTAAAGATGGTAGTATTTTATGCACAAGTATCGCTTCTGGTTATGAATCTAATATTTATGGTGGAAGTGCTATTAGTGTCCGTGATTCAACTGGCGATTATCAATCAAATTTACAACCTCCAACAGGTGATAATTATTATAAATGTTTTTTCGGTAAGGGAATTAATTCGGTTTTGCAACTGCAAGTAGGAAATAATAATCCAACAATACAATTGAGTAATCAGGCTGAAAATATCTATTCAAGAAGTGATTTATCATCATTGTATTATAATAATGGAACTATTGAGACGGCTAAATTAAATGCAACTGCTGGAACATTAACTTTAAATGATGGCACAAATACATCAGTTTTATCAACATCTGATTTGACATTTAATGGTGTGCCAGTTTTACAGTCTATAGAGAGTCTAATATCAACATTACAAATTAAGCAAACTAATACATCATTGCAAAATATTAGTGCTGCAATATATGCGGATGGAAAAGCTCCAACTGCACCAACCTCAACTATTATTAATACATATGCATTTAATGGATGGTATTTTAAAAATACGGTTGCAAGTCAACAAAAAGTTAACTGGTATTTCGGTGCGTCAAGCCCAACTATGACAGTTGCAGATGTTTTAGGTTTATACATGTATTATTTTAATGGTTCTACAACAAGTAATGATAATACAGGTTTCATCACAATTTATACACAAAATGATGAACCAAGCCCACCCAACTGGTATAAATCAAAAAGAACATATATTTTCACACAATCAATTACACCAATTGCAAATACTAGATACTGCATGTTTACAAATTTAAGTGGAGATTGCCCAACTCCAGCATATTATGCACAAACATTAATTAATATGGATTTATCACCAGTTGGGAGTTCTAATGTCGGAGCATTTGCCCCTTCAGAAGTAATTTTAGCATTCACAATTGGGAGTAATAGTGCTAGTGCAGTAAATTCAGTTGAGTTTGTAGTTTCTAAATTTGGAGTTATGACATTAAATGGAACCCAAGAATTTGCCTTAATTTCTAGTTAAAGTGCGGTATTTTTCCAAAGGAAAAAACAGGCCACCAAAAAAACTATCTGAATTATAGCATATATGGTTTTTATTTTTTTTTGTATTTTTAGCATATAATGCGTTTGGGGAAAAGGGATTTTCAGAAATAATTCTATTAGTAAATATCTGAAAAGCCCTTTTTCCCAAACACATTACGAAGTAATAAGTATATGCTCTAATTCTGATATATAACAATCAAAAAAAATAGATATTTAAAATAATTATCTTAAACTTGATCATCTTTTAGAGATAATGCTAATTTCTTTTTTTCTCTCCATTCTCTTCTTACTCTATTAATTCTATCTCTATTTTTATCTATATATTCTTTTCTTTTTCTATTGATTTCATCTTTATTTTTTTTATCCCATTCTTTTTTATCCAATGCTAATTTTTCCTTATTAATTTTTTTATATTCTTTACTTTCTTCTTTATGAGACTCTCTATATTCTTCTCTTGTTCTTGTTGGTATTACCACATTTAATTTTGCATTTAATTCTTCAATCCAATACCTTTCTCTTGCTCTTGATTCATTACTATTTTCACACGGAAATTCTTCAATTTGAATCATTGCCCAATTATCCCATCCTCCATTATCTCTGATTATTTTATATATTTTATATTCTGCCTTTTCAGTATTTCCATTACATCTAATTTTATGTCCATTTTTTCTATTAGTAAAATTCGTAGTTGAACCAACATATAAATCTGTAATAGTTAAATCATTACAGACAATTTTATAAATAATAGTTTTGCTATAATTAATTGCAGTTCGTGGCATTATCCTATAATATACTATTATATATTATATATATTTATTGTTTAATATGATTTTACCTTAGGCCTAACATATTCTCAGCATCAATATGATTTCTTTTCTTATCTATGATTGATTT